AAGATCAGTACATTCCAGAAGTTTCTACTATTGTATCTACTGCTGTTATTGGCTTGGTCGCTGCCAGTAGTCCACTTATTCTTAACGCAATAAAGCCATTAGTTAAGCAGATAGTCAAAAAGCTGACAAAGAAAAAAGATAAATCTACTTAAGTTTATGAGTATGTGGGATAACTTGACCTGGTGGAATAGTAACTACAATATCTTCACAAGTAATAGCACTAGGACTTCCAGGTTTGAAGGTAACACCTAATTTTGCCTGTTTAGCACATTGCTCTAAACGATAAAGACTAATTTCCATTTTAGTTTTCTTTATCAATAACTTTTGAGCTTCAATATTTACTTCTGCTGCTTTATGACATAACTCTCCTCCACGACCCAAAGGTATATTGAACTGCATTGAAATACCGTAATTTAGGTTAAAGTTATCTTTTTCAAATCTTGGAGTTTTGGTTGTATATTTAACTTCTCCTGTATTTTCATCATAAATTTCCTGATAGGTAAATTCTTCTATGGGTCGATTAAATGACCAAGAATCTGTTAGATAGGGAGTAATTGTAAGACTTGGAGAAGTACAGGTAATTCCCTGAGAATATCTATTTTGTGGCAATGAAGATGGAGTTATCATGGTGGCATTGTTATTTACTACTCCAGTACTTTGTGATTGAGGAGAAGCTACTGTTGTATTAGCAAAAACCCTTGCAGGACAAAGGATTAGAGCTATTGCCCAAATGTAGTTGTAGTTTCTGTTGTTGTGCTTGAAGTTATTGTTCTTGTTATTGTCGTTACTGTGTCTAATCCTGGGGTTATTAGAGTTTCTTGAAGAGAGAAAGCTGATCCAGGTGTTGTTATTTTCCATCTTGGTACAGCTTCTAAGTTTGGCGAAGTCCAACTAAAACTTACCCCTCCAACTGTTTGTTCTGAAAGAGTTGTAGCGGTTGGATTAATTACAGATTCAGAGGTGCTCGATGTTGTAGAACTACCACTACGAAACTGTGGCACAACAGGCACAGCAACGGTTCTTATAGGTAATAATAGTAAAACTAACCAGAAAAGTCTAGTCAATGGTAATGCGTACAGTTGTTGAACCTATGCAACTCGTACCAGATCCTCCAGCAGTACAGCTATGAACCCCAGAACTAAGAGATGTCATCGCTAAGTTTCCAGCAGTACCACCTGATCCCACAGTTGTCTGTCCTGATAGATGAGGTATTGTAGCAATCCCACTTGAAGGAGTTATAGCAGATGGTGTGACATCTCCCATAGTTACAGCTTCAGTAAGAGAAAAAGCTGATCCTGCACTTGTTACCGCTTTATCAGTTTGAATCATGGCTGGAACTCCTGCTGTTATTGAACCGACATTGAGCCCCCCTATCGCTCCTGATGTTGTAGAGCCCCCAGAAGTAACAGAGGGGGTAATATTATTTCCAGACAGCGAATATGTAGTACCTAATTTATTTGTAACGCTATATGGCATATCAACAGTAATCTGAGCAGAAGTAACAAACTCCTGTTTTATATCAGCATAAACAGGTGTTGCAAAGATCAATAAAAGTGGCAGAAGTTTTTTCATTTTTTTGGATCGACTACTTTAGCACCCACTATTTTTATAGGTGTTTCTACCCTTATAGTCTGATACGAACCATCAGTTTTGGCAAGTTCCTTCTTCTCATCTCCGTTTTCCTTACGTTTCTTAGCACCCTCAAGCCCAAAACTGGAAAGTGCGGTAGCTAACAGAGAAGCGGGAAAAGTTATATCCTGCTTTTCTCCTGTTGTCAGACCTGGAATCTTAGGTAAGTAATTGCTCGTAACGAGGAGGCCCGACCAAAATACTACCAGAAGCCTGACTGCGACTGAGATGTACTCAAATTGTTCTTCTTTATCATCGAACTTTTCTTTAATTTTTTGAAAAGTGCTCTTCTTTTCTTCTGCCATAGCTACTTTTTTTAGTCATACTAAGCGTAATTATAACTTAAAGCAATGCCAGAGGTTTATGGAGCGTTAATCGGAGCAGCAGCCACCGCTTTTCTTATGGTTTTGTCTAACATGAGCAACAGAAGAGAACGAGATATTAGAGAATTATTTAACCGAATGAATCAGCTAGAGAAAGCCGTAAGCAGGATAGAAGGGCAAAACCGCTAATGTTTGGTATGTTTGTAATAGACACACAAAGCAAATGCTAAAAATTTTGAAACCTCTGCTACTCAAGTTTCTTTCTACGTCAGCTTGCAAGCAGTTAGTTGTGGACCTGTTACGCTCCATCTGTAAGCAGACCTCGAATGAGCTAGATGACCAGGCGGTAGATTTTCTTGAGCAACAGTTATTCCCTGGTAAAAAAGTATCTTCCTTACCACGATGAAAGACGATGGGTTTATGAAGATGATTCATAAAAAACTGCCCCCCGAAACAGAATTGGCAGTAGAAATGAGATGTAGAGAAGTTTGGGCTTGCGAAGATATAGAACAGGTAAAAGCCTTCTGCATTGATTTAATGAAAAATCACGCAAGAAGTGAAGCTGTGCTATCTACTGCAATGATGCGTGTAGTAGAACTAGAAGCACATTTGGCAATATTAAAGACACCTACAAGAAAAACTACAGGAATTTATAAAGTTAGATGGTGGCTAGAACAACTTCATTTGCATTGGAAATATAGAAAAGTAACAAAGCGTTATTCACATCGAGCGTAAGCTGCCTGTTGTCTGGAAACTGTCATCTCAGGGTATTGGATCGTTTCCCACCTGTGTCCACATTCGTAACATTCTCTTCTACGAATGATTATGTATTTTGAGTTTCTTTCAGATCGGACCACCTTTTGATCGCCCGACTTTTTACAGTTAGGACACTCGACCCATGTTATTCTTTTCATTTTTTGTTTTGAATGTATTTTTCATACTTAAGGTCTAGATCAAGAGACTCTCTAGCGTATTGAAGTTCATCAATATTACCCATAAGATAATCGTCATCTAGTGCAGCACGTTTGATTTGATATTCGTAATACTTACCTTTTGGCACAGTATTTAATCTTTTTGCTTTCGCCCGTCAATTCGTCTTTGCACAGATTCTCTCCACATCAACTCATCTTTGGCTTCAGCAATTTTGTATTCAGAACTGGAAAATTTGCGTTGTAATTCTTCGTAAGCTATTTTTCTAACCCATGCAGTACCTCGAATACCCTCTTTGTCAGCTAACTTTTCAATAAGTTCTGCTCTGTTAGGATCTATGAGTACCTGATAATAGCTTTTGTTTCCGTGTTTTAGAGCCATTTACAATGTTGTTCTTGTACTACTCTACCACCAAAAAGGCAAATCGGCTTTATCAAGTTGCTTTTCCACATACTTTTTTCGGGCATCTCTTCGCTTTTTAGTCTTACCTACACGAATTTCCCTAGCTTTCTTTAGAAAGTCTATGATACTAGCCAGATCCCTGGTAGTTGCTTTCGGAATCTCTTGGTATAGATCCTTCATCAGATCTACTCGAATATTCTTCTGCATAAGCAACAGGCATGACCTCCATTAGAGTTTTGTAGTATTGTACTCCAAGCGTTTTATTGTGCTTGGAGATATACCACCCTTTTTCATTTTTGCAAATACCAATCATTAGTGAACCTCGCTCCATCTATCGCCAATGGACACTTCAGCCAGTGCAGGAACATCGCCCAACCACTTGGCTTCAGCCTTTTCCATTGTAGTTTTAAGAATCTCAGCCCACTCCTCTGCAATATCTTCTTTAACTAAAAGAATCAATTCATCGTGAACGGCTGCTGCAATCCTTACTTTATTCTCGCCAGCATCTTTAACCTGTGTCCATAAGTTTCCCAACGCACACTTTAGTATTGCTGCACCAGCACCCTGTATGGGTGTGTTACATCTAACAGTTGTCCTGTTAAGATCGCCTTTAAGAAATCTACGCATATTAGAAACAGGAACTCTAGTCTCAGCCCATTCATCTCCTTCAGTATCACGAGCCAGATAATTCATTTCCTGTTGCCAGCTTTTTACACCACTATATGTAGTGAGCCAGTTATCTCTAACCCTGATGGCTTCTTCAGTGGACATAACTACACCACTACTACCAGCGTAGTTGCGTAAACCTTCTGCCCCTGCACCATATAACAAACCAAAGTTAGCGGACTTAGCAATCTGTCTATCACAACCCATCTGTTCGGCTGTGTAGTCATGTAAATCCTCGCCACGTTGAAATGCAGCAGTCATGTTCTTGTCTCTAGCTAGTGCAGCAGCAAGACGTAACTCCATCTGCGAAAAGTCAGCATCTACTATCTTCCAGCCTTTTGGTGCTTGAACACACTGCCTGAACTCTGAGTCTCTAGGAATCTGCTGATTATTAGGCTTGATACTGGACATTCTTCCTGTATCTGCACCAAGCTGCATATATGATGCCCTGACAAATCCATCATCTGACATCTTATCCTGTATGCTTTCAACCATCTGTCTACGCTTTTCTCTTCTCTTCCAAGTCATAAGTGTTTGGATCGTGGGAGAATCAGCAGCACATTTCTTCAAAGCATCTTTAGCAACACTAGGCTTGCCATCATTATTAACTGGAGTGTAACCAAGTAATAATTCAAGTTTTTCTAATAATTGTTTAGAGCTTTTTATGTTAAACCCTGCGTATTGTTTAGTGCCTAATCTTTTAGAACCTTGGTCTTTCGCACGAAGGTTGAACGAGCCATCATCATTTCTAGGTAACTTTTTTCCAGATGGTAGGTCATTATCAAGTTCTCTGATAAATTCATTACCCAGTTCTTTAATGTCATCTTCATAATCTGTACGACATTGCTCCAGTTCTTCTCTATTCCAGGGTAGCCCCACTCGCCACATCTGTGCCATAGCTGGAAGTGCTCTACACTCCAACTGAAATGCTTTGTCCAATTGAGCTAGTCTGAGCTTTCTTTCCAGTATGCTGTCTAGTTCAAGTAATACTTCAATATCCTTTGCTGCATACTCAAGCTGTTCTTTCGATAAGTCATCAGCACCCCAATTAGACTTCTGCTGTTCTTTAGATACATCTAAGTTAAGTTGTCTCTTAGCTAGTGCATCTAGACCATGTTTAGTCTGTGGGATACCATTTGTAAGTAATCTGCTGGCTATCATGCTACACCTGACAAATCCTTTGGGGTGTATGTCATGCTCCTGCAACCAACCTAAATCAAACACAGCATTGTGAGCTAACCAGAATCTATTGGTACTACTGAAGAAATCAGATAAATAAGTCCAATCCATCTGGTCTAAGTCAAAGCAGTCAATAACTACTATGGTTCGTGATGAAAAACAGCCCAACTGAAGAAGTCTTAGTTTGCCCTCTTCTGGTTGAAGCTGTAATGTTTCTGTATCAAAAGCTAGACTGTGTGCTGTCTGTAATCTTTTAAGTTCCTGTATTCCGTAATAAACAGAATAAGTTTGTTTTGTCATTGTTGAGGTCATGGAAGAACCTATAATTAAGTGCTCTATTACTGTAGCACATTTGTCAACTTATGTAATGCTTTCGTATGTAATCGGGAACTTCATTATGATAACCCCTTTTATCAAGATCATGTACTAAGTCAACCCATTGTTGCCTGTAGCCTACTGTAACTTCTTTATAAGTCTGTGCAAGATAAATACGTCTGCAAGTCTGAAAATCCATATTGTTATTTTTAGGTAAATATGTCTTTAGAAAATGAGCTAAATTACAACTCTTATCTTTCCTGGATCTTTGATACTTATTTCTTTTATGCCACCTAAATACATACTCTAAAAGCATAGTAATTCTATCAGGATCTATCTTGCTTCGATATAATTTAGCTTCTCTTTCTGGTGTCTTATCTTTCCAGTTTAAAGGTGGATAACTCTGTGTTGGTAACTGTTTTACAGGTGCATTTAGTTTAGCTGGAATCGTAATCTCTACTATAGGTTCAGCAGCAGTAGTTAATACAGCTTCTTTTATTTCTGCTGCATCATTCTTAGCGTGTATAGCCTGTAATTGTTCTTTATTTAGTGGCTTTATATTATGCTCTCTATTTATATGTGTAAGTTGATCTTTAGTAATATTTAATACACACTTAACGAGCATATCATCTTTGTCCTCCTGAAATACAATACTAATAGTATTATCCTTTTCAGATACATCTTGTATTTTGCCTGATTGAACATCAATAGTAGACTTTTTAGTTACTACTTCCTCTTCTTTAAATTCCATATATGGATATGTGTAGTTTTAATATTGTAGTAGTTGAGTACTAGCTTGTCCAGTAATCTAGTTTCTTTTGTAAAGTTTTAACACTAAGCTGTGTGCATATAGAAACATCGAGTCCATAGCTAACAGCCTGTAGTACTTGACTATGAAAATACGCTGGATCGTGATATTCCACTTCATTAACTTTCTCTACTCTGCTTCTTGTAGGGTCATATTCTGTGTACCTTACAGTAGCTAAAGGACTATTTTCTGTTGGATTTTTTTCCTCAAAAATAGTGACGTTTATGATTTTGTTGTTCAATTTCTAATTTTCCCAGAATTTGTTCATATCTTCTATATACCCAGAGGACTCTGTGTATAAACCTTCTTCCGTTCCAGCAGAATCGTTTTCATTAACAATCGGTTTTGTATAAACCTCCTCTTTGTATAAACTATTTTCTTTTTTAGGGGTTTTTACAAAATTAGAGTTTATACAAATGTCTTTGTTATTCAAATCCGTTCCAGTATCTACATTGTTGGGTTTATACACACCTTCACGGGGTATATCACGCGGGAGAGAGGAAAAAAGTTTTGGTAATTCCTTTCCAATAGCTTTATAAAATTTAGAAGGTCTACCACCTTTATTTTTATTATTTGGAACGTCTACTTCATTAATTAATTTTTGATCTTCTAATTTATTTAAGCTATATATTATGGCTCGTTTCCTATGAACACCACCTAGTGTTTCATGCTCAACCAAGTCTTTAACACAGAATGGTTTATTCTCTTTACGCATAAATTTTAAAATATCCAAAGTATGTTGATTTGGAGTGTCCAGCCTTACCTCTTCTGTACGCTCTGGTGCAGGGCTTATAGAGTATGTGTAGTCAGGTAGCAGGGTAAATATCATTCTTAGCCCTTCTCGGTCCTCTCTGGACTTCTCAACGCTAACTAAACGACTATTTGCACTCAATCCCATCTCCGCAGCATCTCCCATAGATAATTTCTTCATATTCCATGTCTCATCTACTGCATTTTTAATCGCAGTAGTTCCCCTGAACTTACCCTCTTTCGTATTGTGATGAATAATCACTATCGAACAAGCTGGAAAGTCCTGTCCATTACGTCTAACAAGTTTCTTGATAGGTAACGCATACTCCCTTCTGTTCTCTTCATAAGGGTTACTATCATTACAACCATCTAAACTATCAATAACAATCAAGTCATAAGCATACTTATTCTGCATCTTCTTAAACCTTGAATACCACTGCATATCCCACTCAGTAACCACCTTCACATTTTTATCGCAACCAATCAACTTCATCTGCCTACGCAATATCCTCTCGTTCTGATCTCCATTCAACCAAAGAACCTTACCAGATGGCACGTTAACCAAACCACCATAAACATTAAATGCTTTTCCGTGTCCAATATGCTTGGCTATCGTCTGACACATAGCAGTTTTACCAGTACCACCATCAGCATGAACCAACAAAGTCCACGGCTTCGGCAGCAATCCTGGAATCAAATATTCAAATGGTGTGTCATCTAACTCATCAGGCGATAAAGGTTTCTGTCCTTTAGTCCTATGAAACATTTCATGGGTATCAACTAATCTCTCAATTTCAGCAGCATTACCACGCTTGGCTTCAATAGCTAATTTATGGACCGCTTGGTTATGCAGTGCAGGGTTTTCATTCTTAGGATCATTGTCAATCTCGATATATTTCTGTATCAGATCCTCTCCATCTAGTATCTCTTCTTTGTATCTGAGTGGGATAGCCTCTACATCTTCAATTAATTTATCTAAACCAGTAGCCTTAAATCTTTTTCTCTCTGGATCGACCTCATCAGCCAACTCAATCAAGTGAGACATATTGTATCTCGCACCATCATTCCTCCATGTCGCATACCATCTAGCAGCACAAGGATCTAAACCTTCCTCCCAACAATGCTCATAATCAGGATCTCGCCTACTCCACTCTGTCCACAACTCCAATCCTTCAATTCCTGGCAACTCATTATTTATCATTGCCCCTATCTCCCACCAATAGTCCTCACTATTCGGACCTTTATATCGGATAACACTTAGACAACCACTGATAATCGCTATCCTCTCTTCCTTAGTTCTCTTGCTCCATCTATTATCTGTGTACTTAACATCAACATCTTTATTATTCTTCTTGTACTGATCCTTCATACGAGACAACAACCATTCTGGAGCGTCAGGTACAGCAAACAAATCTCCCTCTAATTTATATTTACCTTTACCAACACCTTCTTTGTAATACTCTCCAGCAATAACACCCTGCCCACCCCACAATATTTCCCAACCTTCATGTCCAGCAGCAGTCTGACTTATAGATGCTACCTCGCCTACAACATCCTCTGGTACACGAAACAAAAACTTAGCAGCATTTTTCCGTAAAGAAGTTACCTTTGGAGCGTTTTTTAAATCCTTACCCCACTTCTTTTCAATAGCACCTAAGTTCTTATCTACGTCAAATATCACAAGACCATCTGACTTTTTACCTGTGAAAACACCGATAGCTTTAAACTTTTCTGGCTCTCTTTCGATCATCAGAGCAGAATCATTTACTGATAATTCCTGCTTCCATGCTTTACCAAAAGGCACTTTTCCGTCAGATAACCTATCTGGACTCGCTTCGTTACGCTTTGGTAACAAAACCCCCTGTGCATATATAGGACAAGTCAGCCAATTCGCTGGAATCTCAGGGATAAAATTTTTATCATTCATGTGTTACAATACCTACTGTAGACTATATGTTGAAACCCTGAAGGAACTCCACCCTTTAGGGTTTTTCTATTATATATCATTGACATTGATTTGTCTATGTACTACAATAGTAAGGCAACTCAGGCTTTCATAGCCAACACGCATTATGCCTTTCATTTCAACACTAGCCAAAGAAGATGCTGCTGCTTCAAGTAGTACAAAAGACGGCTACCTCAACCCATCACGAATCAAAAGTGGTAACAAAGTTCGCTTTACGCTACTAGCTGACGAGCCTTTCATGTTCTATGAACTATGGGCACAAGAAGCACTAGATCCCCAAAAGCGTAAACCATTCCGTTTTATGGAAGATCCTACAAAAGAGGATATTGACGTAAAACTTGGAAGCGATTTTGTTAGATCACTTGCACGAGATGGCAAAGGTTTTGAACCATGTAGGATAGCTCACGCTGTTCCAGTTTATAATCACGAATTGGAAAAAGTTCAGGTATTTTCTTGGATTCAAAAAACCATAACCACTCAGTTCGATCAAATTAGTCAGTTAGAGGACTACTCAGATTCCATGACTGACGTTGATTTCTTCCTATCTCGTACAGGAGAAGGCACAGATACCACTTATAATCTTGCTGCCGTACCCCGTAAGAAAGGAACAACTGGTACTATCGAGGAGGAATGGAGCAAAGTTCAGGAAGAGGGCTTTGATCTATCCCGTCTGATAGATGGTGGCGACCCATTCAAAGAATCTGAATAATCGCCATTCATACGGGGAGTCGCTTGACTCCCTTTTATTTTGCTGTATATTAATTATGGGAACGTGTATTTATCAACCATTCATGGGTACGTTAGACAAACAAAACGCTCTAGCATCTCTCACTACAGAATGGTCTCTAGTCCAGGATAATAGTGGACCGCACAGAGTCTACCGAGATAAAAAAGACAATATATATCACTCAGTCACACACATACTAAAAGAAACCGCACCAAAACACACAAAAGATGCTCTTGAAAAATGGCTGGAAAGACCAGACTCCCCTATGGAACGTGACATCGCCTGTGAAAGAGGAAGGCTGGCTCACGCTCATGCAGAATATGTACTCAAACTTGCAGCAAAATTTGCAAGGCAAAACGCAAACAAACGTGGTATCTGGTACACAGGTGATGACGGATTGGAACGCTGCCCGAAAAAAGTCACTCAATGGGGTCTCCAAAAAGCAGCCGAAGCCGCACCTCGTGTTAGCTGGAGTGCGTCAGGCTACGCAAGAGGTTTACGATCATTCATACTGGAACGTGTAACGGCCATTCATGCAATAGAATTTTCGGTCTATAAGGAAGGATATGGATTCGCAGGAACAGCAGACGCTCTAGTAGATATTGATGGTGATGGCCCATTCATAGTGGATTGGAAAACAGCTAAAGAAGCTAGGTCAGATGACATGATAAACCAATTCTGTCATCAGCTTGGAGCGTACAGTCTTGGACTCAAGAGTCTCACAGGAATCCAAGCGAAAAAAGGTGCAGTTGTGGTAGCTCGCAGAAGCGGAAAGCCACAAATAAAAATCCTCTCAGAAATCGAACTGAGAGGAGCGGAGTGCGTGTTTCTCGACAAAGTGGATCGTTACCACAAACAACTAAAAGAATTAGCTGTTGTCTAGTTCTTCCACTTCAATATTTACTTCGTAATGATTTTCTTGGTCATTACCTACCCATAGTTCTTGAGTTTGAACTATCTCAATAGCGTCATCTTCATTATCAGCACCTACAAAGTAAGTATTTTCCTGATAAACAGTAACCCTAAAATTTTTTGTTTTTGGATCGTTAGTCATGGTACAAGTCCTCGATTCTTTTTTCTATACGTTTTGAATGTTCTACATAATCAGATATATGCGAGGTATAAATTTCCTCTACAGGATCAATAAATCCATCATCTATGTGATTTAGTACAACATTTTCAGATAGTGGATCGCCAGTTGGACAAATTTCTTCATCTTCAGTATCCACAGTAACTAACAAAGTTACTAGAACTTTTTTAATCATTGTGATAATTCCTCAAATTTGGAACGTGCTGTCTCGGCTGCACACTCTTCAATTTCTTCCTTAGAAAAAATAAAGTGCATACCTCTTCTATAAAGAGATAGTTTTGCTTCTTCAAAAAGATTTTCAAGAAGTTCAGTATTTTGAAAGTTACTCATAATCCGTCATGCCATTTAGTACCGAATGATGACATGATTTCAAAATCTGTTGGTTCGTAGTCATCATCATCAACAGAAATTTCTTCATTATCTGGATCGGGATATATACCCGCATCTTCCAAATCTCGAATTGCATCATCTTCACGTTGGCTGTCCAACGCAGATTGATGATCGTGCATAAATGAGTCAGTCATTTTCTACCTCCTGATTTTCTAATTCTGCGACTGTAAAAGGATCTAAAAAGTTTTCTAAGATCGTAATTTGATCTTGAATATGTTTTAAATCTTTATTTAGTTCAAATCTTCTGGCAGTAAAACCAGTAGGATATTGAGCTAGTAAACGATCAAGAGTTTCTCTAGCTTCTCTTAATGCTTTTAATGCTTCAGACATTTGTTTCCTCCTTTGGATCGTAAGGGTCTAAGTAGTTTTCTAAAATAGTAATTTGATCTTGAATGTGATCTAAGTCTTGTTGTAGACCTTCTTGATCTTTTAAAACCCATTTTTGATGATTTTTTGTAACACTCTCATCTTCAAAATGTTCAGTCCAATCAGCACCTAAACAAGCTATTGATAAACTTGCTTCGTGTAATGCTTTCAATGCTTCATCTTTAGTCGTCATTTTCTTCCTCCACTAAAAATTGAACATTAAATAATCCTTCGGAATCTTTACCATATTGAGCATATATTTTATGCTCTTCGATAAAGTCAGTTACTAATTTTTCTACCTTGGATCGTGGGTAGATTTTATAATTTTTGTTAGTCATTTTTTAAAATCCTCCTTTTTTTTAATATCAAGAGACTTGTAAGCTTCCAGTAGCTCCTTATTAGTTGCTTCCTGGTTAAACCATATACGCTCTATTTCCGCACGTTTAGCGGCTTTAAGCTCTTTTTCGTAGTCGTATTTGTTGTTAGACATAATTAATAATTGATAACTGGGCAGTGTTTGTAGCTGTAAACAACTACTAAGATCCTCTTATTAAGAGAACCCTTTAAAACCTCCGCAGAGGCTTTAAGGGATTGTCTAAGGTTTAATTACTTGATAACCTTTCAAGTGGTCATCCGGTGAGTTAGTAGTGTTTCACACCGGATGGCTTTTTATTATTCACCAAAGTAAAAGCAATTACAGAACCACTCAAGGGCTTCATAGTCGCTTGTAATGTTTGGGCTTTTATCAGCATAAGTACAATTAAGCTGTAAAGGTTCCCAAGGTGTAAACCAATCTTGATATTGAATCTCAATATCTATAGGTTCACAAGAGCCATAATCTATTTTGCCGATAATCTGACAAGCTGGCCCACCTGTAGAAAGTAATATTTTAAATTCTTCAGGTTTCATTTCTTCAGGGTTCGAAGACCAACCGCTTCTAAATTCAACGCTTAAAGCTTCGTCTTGTGCTTGCTCTCTGATTTCGTCTTCTCTTGTGTAATCGTCATCAGATTCAGCTTGCTTGTAATTTCTATAAAGTTCTTTTATAGATTCAAGTTGACCTCTGCAATTAGATAAGGCGTGATTATTCTCTACTGTTGTAGTAGTCATCGTAGTGTTTCCTTTTGTAGTGTTTCAAATGTAAATACTAAGATTTACTTTTTTAGCTCTATCAATTTAAAAATTAATTGTCAAGAACTTTTTTTATTTAGTACTAATTATTTTCTATTAGCTATCTATTAGATAACTATTAGTGAGCTAGTACTGCATACAGTATTACTAGAGGAGGCCATCGATAAAAATAAAACATAGATAAACTTAACAAACTGTAACAAAAGAACCCTAAAACCCCACTAACTAGATTATAAGTCTAGTAAAAACTTAGTTATAGCAATTATTTATAAGATAATATGTTCTTTTTTGTAGAAAAAACTATATACATATGGGGAAAAATAAAATATGTATATATGCGTAAACCCTTCAAATTTTTTTGTCAAAAATATTTTATAGACGACCTCTAAGGTTACTAATAGTTATCTATAAGGTATCTATAAGTAACTAATAGTTGACTATAAGAAGACTATAAGACCCCTATAGACTGCCCAGAAGTGTCTTATAGAGGTCTTATATATTTTATCTTAGTAGATAATTCTGATGAAGATAGTTCTGTGTAGGATCTTGTGACTTTGTACTTATCGAAGGGTGTCTATTATGGACTTTACTAAGCAGCAATATGCAGTGGCATATTACTACTTACATTCTATGGTCGAACTAGGGGACATCCCCCCCTTTATCCCCCCCTTCATTAGGTCACTAGTACGACCTAATAAGAATTACTTATAAAACCATCGGTGGAGGTATTAGAATTTCTTATCTGTGTAGGAGTTAAACCTAGAGCAGTTTGAGTGACGGTGTTATTGATAGAAGAACCCCAATTATCTAGGTGAATGGATAGGAGTTCATCTTTACGAGATCTTATATTACGGTCTTCATCAGCAGACATATATTCAGTCCAGTAAGCAACAGCACCTGAAAGAGCATCAAGGATGTCATCGTGTACTAGAGAACCTCTATGTTTTGTAATACGAGACATTTGATAGAAGAGTTGTAGCTTTAGTTTTCTTTCTGGTGCTTCTGTTGGATTGGATCTATAGTCTTTTTCCACTACCTTACGGTCTATTATGAGCCTGTGAGAGTTCATTACAGGTTCTAAAATGTCTATAATCCTTAATTCTTTAGTCTTTGTGTTACGAACGTCTTGCACTTCGCAGGGGTGATACCTCATAAGAAAGGGTTTTAGAAGTTCAGCAAACATACCTCCACCCATATTTGATTCAACGAGGATGGTATTTACTTTATTGGTCTTGGCTATCTTGGCTAGGGTTGTTAAAACTGCGTCACTGTAACCACCGTTTAGTCCACCTGCGTCAGGAACGTATAGATTACCGTTTAACATTTTTACTACTGCATAACCTG